TAGGTTAGCCTTCTTACAGGCTTTCCAAACAAGGAAGTGGTGTGCTAATGATGTAGAATTAAAAGATGAGTATATCCCCATAGGGTTACCTGTCTTGTAAAAGGCAGGGTAACCCTTATAAAAATAGGGAGAACCAACCATTAATTCTTTTCATGAATCAGCATATTCTGAACCGAACCAAATAGATAGTATACGTTGGTTTATTACAATTGGAAACCTATCAGTAAAGGCCTTAAGGTCGATACTATGATATGAGCTTCCAATGGAGTTTTCCAATGTATAAAATAATTTGGTTTGATCTGATGTGCAGTCTTGTCGAATTCTTGAGAGAACTTTAGCAAGATAATTATGCAAAGGTAGCAAAGCTGCCTGAGTATAATAATCTCCTATAGCAACCTCTCGTATTTTCCCTTCTTTATCCTGAATCTTAGCTAATCTTCGAGAAACCAGACTACCTTTGCGGGTAGCTCGGGAATCAAAGAAGAGCGGGATTCTAAGATAAAGAGAGGAAAACCTACTCATAAGGTCAACTAACTTCTCACCAGCGGTAGCTTTAATAGCGTCCCACTGTTTAGGAGTAAGAGACATTATGTCCATGTATGAAGTTCAAAGAGCGTGTCCATTAGGACCACTTTTTGAACTCATGTGGAATTCCTTGAAGCGTAAAGCTTTAGGGACTTTCCCAATGGTTGTAGTATTCACTCCTAATTCTTTAAGAAAATGAAATATATCTTCATCTAATGATGAGGGATTACCGGTGAAACCGGGCTCTTTCTCAATAGTTGAAAGGGATATTTCATTATCAACCCTAATTATCCTCGTAATATAAAGAGCAGAGAAGATTAGCCTTATAAAAGGGTAACTTCTAAAACTCTCTATATGAGAGATAATAGGGACCAAAGTCTTAGGTAATCATGACTGATCTCCTCGTTTAAAAGTCACAGGATCGACCGAAAGGACGACCTTAGCAAATTTTAAACGGAGGTCTTTACAATACTTGATACACTCGGTTTTACCGCGAGTATTAAGGATTGTAAGGATTTTAGTTGCAACCCCTAATACAAGAGTGGTATCCTTATACCCAAGATTTTGGGTAT